AGAAGAAAGGAACAGAGATGCAACAGTAGAAACACCAGTTACTCTCAGATTTGTGAAAGTAACATCAGTAGCAGTAGCACGGCCGAGAGTTGAAACACCAGATGATACTGTTAGATCATTAGTGAATAGTGTCCCAGTAACCGTGACACCATAGCCAGTGGTTTCAAACTTCTTGGCGTTGTCGTGGTAGAGTTCTACTGAACCATCTACATTGAAAATAGCAATATCTTCACTATTAGCACCTTTTGTTATTTTTACAGAAGTACCATCTGATCCCAATACAAGATTTCCTGTCCCAAGATCTCTAATAAGACTATTAGTTCCAGTGTGAGAAATCTGTAAATCATTACCATCACCAAAGTTTAATACATCATTATCACCAAGATTTACATTACCTTGGAAAGTAGAAACACCAGATACATTTAACTGTTGAGTTTCTAAAGTGCCGAATACTGTAACACCAACACCAGTGGTTTCAAGTTTCTTGGAGTTGTCGTAGTAGAGTTCTACTGCATCATTTCTGATTGCACGGAGCATAGTCTCCGTGTCATTATATGTTAATCGGATAGCAAATCCATTAGTGTCAAGAATTAAGTTTCCATCGCCAGCATCCTGAATGTAACTATCAGAACCATCGTGGAAAATATTTAAATCTTGACCGTCACCCAATCTAATCTTATCATTATCACTAAGCAATACATTACTTTGGAACTCAGCGGCACCAGTGACCGTTAATGCAGCACCAACTCTAGCATCAGCAGTAATATTTGCATCAGTAGCAGTTAAGTTAGTGAACGTACCTGCACCAGCAGAAGCTCCACCAATGGTAACTCCATCGATTGCACCACCGTTGATATCTACTGTTGCAATGGTTGCGGCTGACGATACATTTACATCATCAAGTTCCGCAAGACCATCAATAAAGATGTTTCTCCATTGATGGGTTTCATTACCAAGATCTAAGTCACCACTAGTTCTTGGATACCAGTTGACGTTAGGTTCAAATGCATTTGTATCTTGGAACCAAAGGATCTGTTTGTCTCCATCACTTCCGCCATGAACGAAGAAACCACCACCATTTGCAGTTGTATTGGATGCAGTGGATGTAGACGCAACACCAATCTCCTTGTCTTGAACATCAAGGAACTCAACGTTAATGATTGTCTCCGTTCCTTCAACAGTCAAGTTGCCAAAGACGGTAAGACCGCCACCGACTCTTGCGTCGGCAGTCACGTTCAGATCTGGAGCGGTGAAGGTGCTACCATTGAATGTGAGAGTAGCTGAGTCTTCAACTGCTCCACCTGAACCAGCAAACAGAACTCTGGTGTTTGTTAAGTCGGTGACAATCAGTGAGTTTGTGGAAAGATCTGTACCATCGTAGGTAAGATTTCCATCATCCTCAAGAGCACCAGAAGCACCAGCAATAACAACACGATTATCCGTGAGATCACTAACTGTTGCAGAAGAAAGAACTGTTTCTGCACCAGAAACATCCAAGCCACCGTTTAAGTCAACAGCACCTGTTACGGTCATTGCAGCCGAAACAGTTACATCATCAAAGATTGCCTGAGCATCAACGTCAAGAGTTCCAGAAACAGTTACATTGTTGTTAATGTCAACAAGACCACCAAATGTGGATACACCTGTTACATTTAAATCACCAGTTAACTTACTATCACCAAGAACGTTTAGTTTTGCTCCATCAGTATCAGCGGTAGTAGTTCCAATACCAACACTTGTCAGTGTATGAATACCAGTAGCATTCTTTTGCCAATAACCACCAGCAAGATCGATAAAGGTTAGAGATCCAGCTCCGTCCGTTTGTAGAATTTGATTTGCTGATCCATCCGCGACTGGCAAACTATACTTAGTTGCACCAGTACCCAGAGTAAATTCTGTGGTGAAAGTGGCTGCAGCACCAACAATATCCGTTGTAGTTAATGCAGTGATGACACCAACAGGAGAACGAACGGCTGTTCCTGCATCAACGGTTGCATCAACGTCCAGTGTGGTGCCATCGAAAGTGAAATTAGCATCATCTTCTAGTTCGCCAGAAGCACCAACAATTACAACGCGATTGTCTGTAAGATCGGAGATTTGAGCAGAGTTGGCAACCAAGCCACCTGCGACGTTTGCACCTCCATCAACATCAAGGGCACCAGTAACTGTGGCTGCAGCCGAGACCGTGATGTCATCAAAGATGGCTTGACCATCAACATCAATGGTGCTTCCAAATACTACCGCACTATTGAAAGTCGATACACCAGTTACATTTGTACCGTCTGCACTTACTACAAGTCCACTACCACCAGAAAAATCTGCACCACCATTGAAGTCTGCGGCACCAGTGAAAGTTGATAAACCAGATACTAACAGGTTATTATTAAACGTAACGTCTGTAGTAAAACCAGGTCTGGCATTTACTGTCAGAGTATCTAAGTGACTATCACCAATAGTCACATCTCCGTTCAGAGAAAGACCCTGAGCAAAAGTAGAAACACCAGTAACGTTCAGATTCGTTGTTACTGTGTCAGTGAAATTAGTTCTAGTTGCGGTTACAACACCAGCAACACTCCATCCATCAATCTGACCACTACTGTCAACGATTGCAACGGATGAGTTAATAAGTTCCCCATGGACATGATCCATGAGTTTATATGTGTATTCTCCACCCAATTCAACTGGGTTGCCGGAGGCATTACCAATGAAAAGACGGCCTGCTTTGTTAGCTTGAGTTCCTGCAGCTCCCTCTTCTACTGTGATCGCAAGTTCTCCGTATTCAAGAGAACCAGGAGCAGTCGCACCAGTAGATCTTAAGATCCTAATCTTACTGGCCATTAGAATGTGCCTCCATTAACGTCTAAGTTTCTTGTATTACCTGGTGTCAACGTGTTCGTAGCCACCCACTGTTCAGTGTTTGCATCATAGACTAAAACGGAACCATTGGCCACCGAAGAAGTGTCTGTGTCTGATAAAGAAGCCAAACTACCAGCGGTTGCACCAGAAAATGTTGATGAAATTTTGGTAGCATTTTGTTGACCAATTCTAATCTTGGTCTCGTTAGCCCTATCTACACTGACTTTGATAGCCATCTATCACTCCTTAGTTGCGGATTCCCTAACTAAAACAGTTCCTTCAACGGCTCTTTCTTTTGTGCCCGCTGAATCTGTCAAAATTAAGTCATAGACATATCTACCAGGTTTAATTCTGGCAGTTATGACATCGGTCATGGCAAGTTTCACTTGTCCCGCACCTCTATCGGGAAAAGAGACTGTAAGATCATAATATTTCTTGCTAGAGGCATGTTTACGAAGTTGGGCTGAGCCAGTATAATCAGTCAAATTCAAGGGAGCATTGGTAACACTACTCTCCAAGTTAAAAACCTGAGAGAAATCTGTGCCTTGGTCAATGATCAAATTTACAACATATACAGACATTATTTGTAGATACAGTCCTTCTAGATGTATTTATAACTATAGTTTATCAAGGATCTTGTTTAAAAGACCCTTGATCTCACCAACCTCATTTTCCAAATTTTCTATTCGTTGTTGTTCTTTAAGTTTTTGTTCTCGTAATTTAATATAATTTTGATACGCAGTCGTATCGTTATTAACGATTGCATTTGATTCCAGGTCTCTGATGAGACCTGGATGACCTTCAACTTTTTTATAATCCATTATGCGAATGCGATTGCTCTGAAATCTCTAATTCTTGGTGCATAAGCCTGGTTAGTACCAGTCATAATTACCTTGATTTCGAACCCATTGAACTCAGGAAGATTACTTGCAGTGAATTGATAATCTCTGAAATCATCTTCGGATCTAGATGCAGGTACGAATCTATCAGGTTTACCATTGTTCAACTTAGAATCAATTACTTGATCCCCGAAACCATCACCAGTAGTGTCTGTCATGTTATCAAATCCAGGGAACAGTTCATATGGAGTTTCTTGAACAACTGTGTCTGTTCTAAAGAGTCTATAAAGAACTCTGATGTCATTGGTAATGTGTCTGAAAGCAGCAAACTTAACTTGTAAGAATGATGCAGGATTTTCAAGATTGACTCTCTTGGTGATGTATACAGCTGCGTTTGGATCACTAAATCTTTCATTCACTCTCTTATCATCAGGATAATTTGTGATTCTCTGATCCAGTCTGTTTGTGGTAGTGATTACCGCAAGTCGATCGGTATCGATAACAGGAGAAACATTTTGATCCAAGGAGGACATAACAAGTTCCATTGTAAATGACTTGTTACCTGGCAGAGAACTGAGTTGATTTTGTTCGTTTGTCTTAGAGGCAAACATTCTTGGATCAGTGAAGTAGTTGACACCATTCAAAGTGACATTTTCAAATCCTTTGTCTTGGAAAGAAGTTTCAGATCCATCAACACTGGTTGCAGAAACGGTTCTGACTCTACCAGAAAGTTGTGTATCTCTTGGTGTTAAGAACTCTACCAGTGGAGTTACAGCTTCAAATTGAATGTTTTGTGTCGCCTTAGTTCTGTAACCACCATTAATTTCAGTATCACTAATTCTCAGAACTGGGAAACTATTAGAACCATCTCTAACGGTTCCAACACCACTTGAAGTTACATCGACCTTGATGTAGTAAGAATCTAATGTAATTTCATTCGAATTATTAACATCCGAGAATTGATGAGTTGTGTTGATTCTTCTGAGAGAAATTCCAGCAGCTTCATACTTCTGAACAATATCACCAACGCGATGCGTTTCGGCAACAGTATTATCAAGAGACCTGGTAATTCCAGTCAGTTTTTGTGGTGTTGATGCTGCATCAGTTCCAGTATATGCAAGAATCTCATTATTAATCTTGACATAACCAGGGTTAGTTGTAGAAACACCTACATTTTCAAAACTTGCAAATACACCAACCGATCCGACTTCCAGATCCGATGTGGATGTGTTTGAATACTGAGTTGAAACAGTAGTAGTTGTCGTTACACCAATTGCACCAGAGATTGTAACTCTGTTGTTTCTAGCGTGCATACCATGGTTTCTATGATTAACCTTGATATGCAGACCATCTTTGTAAGTCTCAGTATTATCAATTGCGGATGGTTGTGAGCCAGGAAGTGTGGATGCAACACCAACCGCATTAATCGTCATCAGTTCTGCAGATGTTGTAAACTCTCCCTGAACTCTGTCGAGAATGACGCTGTTGGTTGCAGAAATAATACCGACATTGAATCTTGTGTTTGTTCCAGTTTCACCAAGAGTTGCACCAAGAACATCACCAACAGCATATCCAGAACCACCATTAGTAACTGTTACAACACCGATTGATCCACTTGAAACTTGAATATTTGCAATTGCACCAGATCCATTACCAGTAATTGTTGTGAGAGCAATACCAGTGAATGTAAAATCAGCTGCGGATGGTGTTAATCCAGTACCAACTCTGTTCGTGGTAATACCACCAGCCTCTGTTGCAGAGGTGTTAATCTTAATTGCACCAAGGGACTTAACCAGATTACCTTCTGCACTAGTGTTACCAACTTGTGTAAATCTAGATCCGACAAAGAAGTCTCTGGTTGCGACTGTACTTCCAAATCCAACCTTAATTTCGTGTGAGAAGAATTCAAGTGGATCTGGTCTCAGTTGTGGGTATTCAAACTTACCAACTCCCAACTCTGGGTTATACAGTTTGAGAGTTCCAGGACCAGGAACGAAAGCACACTTGTTAAGTGTGAACTTGAGATCTTCAAACTGGCTTGCATCCCATGTTGATCCATTCTGAGACTTGAACAACGAACCCATGTATGGTTGTTGTGAAACGATGATTCTTTCACTCTCTGGAAGATTTGCAGTTGAAAGATCTTCCTCACCCATTCTAGAGATGTATACTCTGTAGTTATTTGAGGCAGAAAGAAGAACCAAAGCATATTCCTTCTTACCAGCCAGATAAACTGGTGATGGGAATGTAAATCTAGTTGCAACGCTTCCATCAGCAGAAACATTTACCTGAGATGGTTCGTATACAATCTCACCAAATGGAACAATGGTGTTTGTTGGCAGACCAGTCTGCATTGTTCTGATCTGAAGTGTTACTGGAATACTATCATCCTTAGTCTGGAAGAAGATATCACAGGAGGAGACAAATGCGCCATTATCCTCAACAACTTCAAACGATTCTGCAAGTGGATCATACCACTGGTTTTGTGCAACTGTTCTTTCTTCAAAGGCTTGAGTTTGAATAGTTCTTGTTACAGTTTGATTCGTAACGGTACTATCCGAAAGAGTCTCTCTTTGAATCTCTGGATTTCTGATACCGATTACATCATCCTGAGTCGTATCCAGTACACCCTCAGCACGGAAGGAGACTTCTGCGGTAGATGGATTGTCAACTGGGCTCAGAGAATTGACTGGGCTACTTGTACATCTGAATGTCTTAACACCAGTCCTAAACTGAGGAACAGTTGGGAGTGTAGAATTCGGAATATAGAGTGATCCAATAAGAGCACCTTTCTCATCGGTGACAAGTCTGAAATCAGAAACCGTTGCTTCCGCACCACTGGTTTGACCAACCAGTCTCATATTCTTAGCAGCATATCCAGTAAATGATCCAAGAACTTCTTGTTGTAAGGATCCCGTGTCGATGTTAAGAACAGAGCTGGTAGCGGAGTAAACAGAACTGAGTCCAACAGAATCAGAATATGGGTTTACATCATATACAATAGTTGGAGAATCGTATGCACCATACTTGTGGTTAGGTGTCGCAACTCTGAAAGTGATTTCTGGAGAGGTTCCTCCAGTGAGTGATCCATCGGAGACTGTTCCTCTGACAGTTTCTCCAACTTGGAATACACCCTGAAGCATGTCAATTTCAAGGAGTTTTGGTGTTGCATACTGAGTTACATCTTGATTCTCAAAGAAGATGTAGAAACGAGTTCTTGGCTTAATTCTATTAACAACAAACTCAATATTTCTAGATCTCATGTAAGGAATGGTTTCCTTACTAATCAGACGAGTTCCAAGAGATTGAGTATCAATTCTCTCACTAACTTGAAGTTGAATTCCACTTCTTGTCAGACCTCTATCTACATTAATTGTAGCCTCATTAGTCAGCAAGAAGTTATCTTGCATGTTGATTTGTCTAGTTCTTGAGATGAGACCTTGGTTGGCAGGTGGGAGAGTTTGACCACCTGCGGTCCATCCTCTAGACCAACCACTTGTACTAACAACTTCACTGGATTGAAGTTCTCTAGAAAGTTCTCTTGTACTTACATCAACAGAACTCCACTCTTCTTCCCATGCACCCCAATCAATAGGTGCAAAGCCAGTGTTTGGATCTACAGAGAATGCGTCCATGAAGGACTGATATCCACCTTCAAGAACAAGATTATTAACTTCCAAACGCTTTTCATCAACCCAAATATCACTAGATGGATTGAGTTGTGCAATACCAACCCAGTTAATAACAGCAAATGGGTTAACATTTTCTGTTCTGGTTGCGAATCTTTGTCTAATAAACTCAGCTTCAGAGTAGTCCAGAGTTACTACATCTCCAGTTCTTCTGAGTGAATTGGACTGAAGATCAGCGACTTGTGTTAAGTCTGCATTTGGATTTGCAGTTGTTCCAATTCCAACAATCTGTTCCGATCCAAGAAGAAGATCAACACCATGAGTGTAGTGAAGTGGTCTTAATTGGCCCTGAGCTTTATCAATAGATGCTCTGAAGTTTGGATGAGTAATTGAATGGGATCCGTGACCTCTGAAGTTATCAACGAAGAAACCAGACTTAAATCTATCCAAACCAGTAACGGCATCTCTAATATTCAGGTTAGCCGTGTCGGTTTCAAGTAAAGACAGTTGTGTATAGAATTCAATGTTCTTGATTCTAGTTTCAAGTCTAGAGATATCGAACATCGTATATCTCTTGTGTTTTGCAAGAACAACAGAACTTTCCTTAGTTGCATTATGCAGATATGCCTTGTTATAGACAGTTGCAACGGTAAATGCACCAGCTGGAGTTTCTGGAGGTACTGGGTTTTCAGAAGAAGCACCCTGTTTTAACTCAAAGAATCCATCTTTGGAGAGGAAGATTTTATCAATTCTTGGTAAGTAATATGAATAACCAAGAGTAAGACTTTCATCGCCTACCAGAATATTTGGTACATATCCACCAGAAGAACTGAAGTCTCTGAAATCATATTCAAATGGCGAATCTGTGTCGGTAGAAGTATTGTAATTCTTTACTCTTGGTCTAATATCAATATAGTCAACAATTGGTTCACCCTTAAATGTTGTTTGATCCTGTTCATAAGTATCGGGAGAGTAGGTGTTTACTGTTCCCAGGTCTCCACTAGATCCAGAATCAACAACAAAATTATCAAAGATAATTGCAATTTGTTTTTTGGGTTCTTGAGCATCAGAATTTCTAATAATTCTTGCATAATCATAGAACTCAGCTCTTTGACCATTATCAAAAGTGAAGTTAGTAACAATATTTTTGTCACCAATAACTACCGAAGATACTTCTCCAGTGATACCAGAAGATTGGAATGTTACTGATTCACCCACCGCAAATCTCAGATCATTCTTATAAACAATATCAACATTACTAGCGGCAGAAGTTACCACTCTGGCAACAGCTCCACTTGTAGCACCGATTACCAATTCCCCTTGAATCGTATCGGTCAAATCCGAAGATCTATTGACAAGAGTGATGTTTGGAAGAGTTGGAGCTGCGGTTGAACTTGATTCAAATACGGCATGAACACGAAGTCCATCAGGAACGTTGAGTGAAATCTCATTATCCTGAACTCTTGTTCCATAGATGGTGCTGTATGTCAGACCATCATTAAAGTTTGTAGTAGCTGCACCAGAATAATCATACTTAGATCTGGAAACAACTAGTTTTGTACATCTTGCAAGAGTCTTATCTTGACTTCTTACGTTTGTCTTCTTGATTGTAGCAACTAAGATTGCGTTCGTGTCAGAGGCTTTTCCAAGTCCAGCAAGAGTCGCAGTCTTAAACGTTGAATTAAATGTTACCTTTTGCGAGTTTAGTGATTCAACCGTTCCATCAGAATATACGAGGTTGTATCTTTCTTCATCAAATGGTTGGAAGAATTGATCCGTATCGGAAATAGTAACCGTGGCTCTACTACCACTCACATTTAACGTAAATTGTCTTCTAATTTGAATCTCGGAAGAAGACAGATCTACATTAGAGATATAGGAGTTGGGAAGTCTGGTAGCTAAAGATGATCTGTTTCCATTTACCAGTCTTGGTCTAATAAGTGTTAAATCACTTGTTTGAATTTCAGATGTGGTGAGACCACCGTCACAGACACCACTTACAGAGGCTCCAAGAGAAACAAGAGTCAAAGTTGATCCATCAGATGCAACAGAACTAACTCTGTTAAAGGTTGGATCGGAGAATCCTGTTCTGTTATATGTAACAATATCCCCCGTCTTGATACCAACTGAGAATCTGTTGCCAGGAGCTGTTACGATACCAGCAGTGCCTACAGTGAAGTTTGTTCCAGATGGTGCAAGAGAGAATCTGTTTGAAAGATCTGTATCAGCATTGAATGTGTTGATACCGACGGTTTGATGAATTGATTTGATATCATCAAATGAATATTCTCTAACAGAAGTAACAACTGTTGTTTGATCAATTCCGTTGATGATGATTGGTTCATCAACAATAAATTGTCCATTTGTAGATGTCAGAGTCAGTGATTTTGAGGCACTAACATCACTCTTCAGGAAACCTTTTGCACCACTTCTTGCACCTTCAATAAGAGCAGGTGTGGTTTGTGTGGTGTCAGAACTTACGGTGATAGTTGTAAATGTGGCAAGATCATAAAGATACAGATCATACTTGGTTGCATCATTAGAATACGCGGCCGCGTCTAACTTATAATCATATACCTTTGCATTTCCAATCTCAATACCACCAGCTGCAGATCCAGTTGTGCCAATTCTTTCACTTCTAAGACTTACCGTAGCGGTGGTTCCAAAACCAACTACAGGTGAGCCATAAACATTATTGATTTTGAGATAATTTACACTATCAAATACAAAAGATGAAGAAGTTACTGTATTAACATCTCTTGGTTTTGGAACATCAAGATAACTAGTATTTAATTTTTCAATATCAAATCCTCTTACATATGCTTTACCTGGAGAAACAGAATAAAGCATCAAGTTGGAGCTTGGAACTCCACCTTCTGCGGTTTTTTGTGATCCAAGATAAATGCCACCATTACCCTGTCTGTTGTTAAGTGACTCTTGTACAGACACTTGGAATGGTTTTACATAATAATCTCCACTCTCATCATAAGTTCTTCTAGCTAACTCATCACGGATGAGATTATAATCAGTTTTCTTAACAAACTTTTGTAAGTTTCCATTTTCAAGTCTCATTAACTCAACAAAGTTTTCATCATTGAACTCTGTGAGTGATTTTTTAATTAAAGTAGTTGTAATTCTAAATCTATCAGCACCAGGAGCTGCAAAGTTAGAGAACCCTCTTGCGTTGTCAAAGAGGGAATCATCATCATATGCAGTTACTACACTCTCATCAACCAAAAGACCGACTCTATAGTCAGGAGTTGCATCATATTGATCGAGAATTAGATTTTGGGATCCAACTTTTACAAAGAATCCACGAATGAAGTATACACCTTCCTGAATTGAAGCTGCACATCCAATAGAAGTTGCATTACTAGGAATACATGATCCAAAAGGATTATTCGCAGTAATTCTGGATAATCCATATTCAATATCAGTCGATGCGATCAGATTCTCACCATCTTGGAAAGTTTCTGTTACAAAATCACCACCAGACTTTGAATACTTTACATATAATGTATTGTTGCCTCTATCAGAATTTGTCGATACAACAAAATTAACGACTGTAGCCTCTACCCCAGAAGACTCACCTCTGATTACTTTCCCAACGAGTTTGTCAAGATATTCGGAGAGTGGAACTCCCAAGAAAGTTTCACTCAACTCAACCGCGTAGTACAGTGGATCATACGCGATCTGGCCAGGAATGACCATCGCACCTTCTTTAAAGAAGTGTTGACCAAACCTTTCAATTTGATTTTGAAGAATTGATTGGAGAGTTGTTAACTCTCTCGCCTGTACTGGACTAGCGGGTTTGAAAAGTACCCTGTTAAAGTTCTTATCCTCATTGAAATCATCAAAATAAGGAGAAACGTTAAGGTTAGTCTCTTGGGGCATTTTCTTAGAACTCTAATACGATTTTGATGTCTTCTTTCTGGCTGGCGGAGCGCTGAATCGCTGCCCTGTTATCTATGTATAAGATCTCCCCAGAATATTTTTTGATTTCTGGTTGAGCAACACCTTCAACAAAACTTTGTCCAAGTTGAACCAATGCAGATCCAACTGTAGTCGCAGTGCCTGGATTTGAAGAAGTACCAAAACTAGTGTTGATACCAAGTGCAGATCCAGAAGATTGACCACTAATTACATATGTTCCAGCAGCACCAATTTGAGAGGTAAAATCTACGAGTCTAAATCCATAAGTAGTAGATCCAAGACCAACTGGATTGTAAATTTTCAGAACTCCAGTAGAAGAATCCCAATTAGCAACATATCCAACAGCCGTAGAACCAACACCAATCTGTTGATAAATTGGCGTATCTACGGTATATGTTGTGTCTGCGATGTCTCCACCATTAACAGACTCAAGTTTAAGTGCCAGTAGAGCACTAGCTCTAGATTGTTCAAGAAGACTTCCTGATGGAGTCAATGGATTTTTAACAACTCCAACTCTAGCAAAGTCATTTCCAGTGATAAAATCAGGGTTGGACGAATCATTCTCATAACGAGAATAAAGAAGAACTCTAAATGCACCCAACTCTTTATAAATATCATTTCCATGGCCACCAACAGGAGGAATTGGAACTTCAAATTCCGCAACGGATGTAGTACCAACACCAACCGCAGATAGTCCCGAAATAGGACCACCAGTTTCTGCACCAGGAGCTCCTGGATAAAATTGAATTGTACCTCTTGTGTATCCTCTGCCACCGTTTGTAACAGAAACTGCAGATACTTTCCCTTGTGAGTCAACTGTGACACTTGCCTTACCACCAGTTCCATCACCAAGAATAGGAATGTTGGTGAAGGTTGTACTGATTGGTTGATATCCACCACCAGCATTAATAATCAAAGCAGTCTCAATTTTTCCGTCTACCGCATTATTTTTAACATCAGCACTATCTCCAGTACCCCAATCACTTGGTACTGGAATAAAGTCGATAGAATCAAACTTTACAATGTCCGTAGGAGTGATTGTATAGAGATATTTCCAAACATATCCATCACCACTAGAACCAGCCGATCTTGGTTCCAAATCAGTAAACGTTGGTTCATCTAGAGATTGTTTACCGAGAGGGTTATCTGGATTCTGACCGTTGTTAATGCAGATGTATACCTTAAATTGGCTGTTTACAACATAATATTTTGCATCATACAAATTAGTTGATGCTGTCTGTGGACTCAGATTGTCTCTTGTGTAAACATCCTTATACATTTCATATACCGTGCCCGCAGTCCACGTATATTTTCTCACCATACGCTTAACATCACCTGTTGCAAGCTTTTTGAGTGCAATCATGGTGTCATAATCATCATTATACTCCCTAAATCCATCTTTAGGTGCGGGAGTATTTGTATTCCAGTCAGTAGTACCGTAACCAGCACCAGCATCACCAGAATTGGGCAATCCAATAAAAGTATAGTATGACTGCTCAGTGTTCGCTACACCAGCGACAAAATTCGCAGCATTTAATATTCTAAATTGATCTGAGATAATCGCGGGCATTTTTATTAGACTTTTTGTTTATTTATGAAGTCTCGCTGAAGTTACTATAATTTTCACTCAGAGCCGTAATACGTTGTACAACAGGTGCTGATGTAAGTCCCGTATAACCATTTTGGTTATTAATGGTAAAGGCTTTAGGATCAGTTACGGATCTGTTGAATCCGTAAAGTCTTCCCCAACTATAATATCCAATTCTAGGAGAAAGACTGGTTGTGCCCAACCCAGCGAGTGATTGAACATTTGAATAAACAGTGACAATACCAGAAGATGAAGTAACAACTTCATCAGCTCTGTACACATTATCGATAAATGTGGTTCCTACACCGATCACACTGTCATCGATATTGATTGATGTCAGTCCATTACCAACGACAGAATCACGAATAATAAAGTAATAACCAACATTAATTCCACTCTTAGTGATATTGCCAAATGCGGCTTGATCGAGGAATGGGTCCGAATCTAATTCAAATTTGACCATAGGGCGAGTTGTTCCAATACCAGTTGCACTGGTTCCAACACCAACTACAAGACCATAATCACCATCAACGTCAACACTGGTTAGTGTTTCAATTGTGACTGGTTCCGT